GAAGGACGGAAGGCCTTCCAAGATATGCTTGTTTCCAATAATGGGCCCATCTTTGATGTCACGAAGATTCGTGCTAAAATGATGGTCGGTCCGGGTAGCGCCAGTGGTTCTACAGGTGCTTCTCTTTATGAGAAGATATTTGCAGGACCCCTTGCGGCGTCATCCGATGCGGTCGTACGGCTGTATACAGCCGTTACTTCATCTAGCTCCATTTGGCGTGCAGCTGAAATAAATCGCCAGCACCAATTTGGGCCAGTGAAGATAGTGGAGGCTCCCCGTCTCGCGACGGTACCGAAGCGAACCGATATTGCTCGTGTTGTCAAAGCTGAGCCAGCTATCAACATGCTCTTCCAAAGGGCAGTTGGTAGTGTCTTGGAAGATATCCTGCGGTCGAGTTTAGGTATCAACCTATCTCACCAATGGAAACGCAACCAAGAGCTCGCTCGGCTTGGCTCTCTAGGGAAAGGGTATTGCACCCTCGACCTTGAGAGCGCATCTGACTCTATATCTCGTACCTTCTTCGAATCCTATGCACCCCCAGAATTAATCTGGTGGTGTAATATGATACGGACAGGTTCGTGCCAGCTCCCAGCTGGTAATATAGTTGAGATGCACATGATATCATCGATGGGAAATGGTACAACCTTTCCCTTACAAACGATGATATTTGCGAGCATGGTCGTTGGGGTCTACCGCATCCTTAACATACCTGTTAAGCGTTGCGATTCAACCCATCCTAATTTCGCTGTCTTTGGCGATGATATAGCCATTGACTCTCGTGCCTCGGAGCTTCTATGCTCCTTGCTCGAGTACTGCGGTTTTAGGATAAACACGGCCAAGTCGTACCTAACGGGCGACTTCCGGGAATCATGTGGTGGAGATTATCTCCGCGGCCACCAGGTTCGTGCGGTTTATTGCCGCCACCTTCGTGCCCCACAAGATTTAGCTGCTTTAATTAACAGGCTGAATGTCTGGTCAGCTACAACCGGCATCTTGCTTCCACAAACCGTATCTTATCTTTTAGATGGGATTAGCAATAAAATGCTAGTTCCTCTCTGGGAGACAGATACGGC